GAGCCGACCATGTCAGGGGTCAGCGAGATCGGGATGACGGCGGTGGTGCGTTGGGTAACGACGCCGACCGAGGAGATCGCCTCTAGGCCTGAGGCGTCGACATTTGCATCGCCGATGGCGGTGACTGTTCCGACGCCGCCAACCGCTTGGAGACCGGTGACCGGGACGACCGGACCAAAGCCGCCCGTTGCCGTGGCAGTGCCAACTTCACCGGTACCAACGCTGCTACCCGCAATGACCAGAACACCCGTACCGATGTTCACGGCCACTTCGCCGATCACGCCCGTTGCCGAGAGGCCGGTCTGCGGAAGGATCTGATCCGTCTGTACGGTGACGGAACCAACCGAACCAGTAGCCGCAACGCCAGTGACGACATTCCGGGTTACTGAGGCGTCGTCGCCTATCGGCACCTGTGCTATGGCGACTGCGCCAAAAAACATCTCAGTAGCTCCTGGTTACGGGTTCCCCCTATAATACAAGAAACGCAGGTTTATGCTACTCCGGTTTCACCGGCCAAATGACGTTATGAGGGAAGCCAGCCTGTGCAGTGATGTCTCTCAGTGCTTGACGATAGGTAGCCCATGCAGCCTTGTCTACAGGAGCATCGGCCACTTGGGTCCAGTCAGAAGCAGAGAGGAGTGCATTACGCTCAGAACGGAGAGCAGATGCGTTGGCTTCTTCCATTGCAGTGATCTGATCTTGGTGCATAGGCTCTACGCTACGCACAACGACAACCACCTTACGATCAGCATCAATGGTAAGGGTTTCACTGCCGTAGACTTCAAGCTGTCCCAGAGGAGCCGATTGATCTTCTTCGGGCCACCACATGCAGTCAGCTACACCAAGCGCAGGATCAGTCCACGAGAGATCAAGGAGAGACTCTGGCTTGAGGCCCATCAGGAACGTAGGAATAGGCTCACGAGTAGCGGTGTTGTTATGGATTTTAATCATGGCGTGTTCCTTAGTATGATGTGCCTACGTCAGTCGAAGGGAATTTACGAGAGTCGCCGGGCCAGACAATTCGGACTGCACCATTTCCACCAAAACCACCAAGGGCTGCGAATTGAATAGTGCTAACGGATTGTGTTCCACCGCCACCCCCTCCAAACATACCTCCAGTACCACCTGTGGCCTCTTGATTTGAAGGGCTAAGTCGCGTCCCGCCGTTCTGGCCACCGCTTCCACCTCCGCCGCCCGCACCAGTTCCAGAACCGTCAGCGGGAACGGAGCCAGTAGCACCCTCCCCATAAAGTCCTACGCCACCACCTCCACCACATCCGCCGACATTACCCCCGCCCTGCTGGTAAAAGCCACCGTATCCACCAGCACCTCCTGACGGCGCTATCGCAGAGGTCATAGAACTGCCGCTGAAATGATAAGGACTGCCGCCAGCGCCAGAGTAACCCCCAGCGCCACCACCTCCACCACCTGCGTTTGCGGGTGTCCCAGAAGAATAAGCACCCCCGGAGCGGCCACCACTAAACCCTGTCCCCGCGAGCACAGTACCACCATTAGGAGGAGTAGAAACCCAAGTGTTGCCACCAAATCCCGCTTGACCTCCACCAGCGGCACAGACGGAGGTGGAGATAAAAGAAGACGTGCCACCATCAGTACCGGCAGTAAATGTTGTACTGGTGTTTAATATCCGTGGCTTTCCGCCAGCCCCTACGACAACCGTGTAAGAAGCGCCGGGGGTAACGCTGTAATTATTTATGTAAGCTAGAGCGCCACCACCCCCACCAGTTATACCGGGAGCAGTGCCGTAGCCACCACCCCCACCCCCACCGACGCACACAACGCTGACAGAGGTCACCCCCTGAGGGCAGACCCAGTTATGGGTTCCGGGGATTACATAAACAGTTTCCCCTCGAGCGGGTGCCGCCAAGGGTATAGCTAGAGCATTGCCTTGTGGTCTTCCCAGCGCACGAACACTTGTCATATTAGAAATCCGTATATTCAGCTTTGAAGACGATACCGCTTGCGAGGGCTACCTGAGAACCCACATAGATTTGATCCCCAGCCTCAAGGCGGAGAGGAGCAGACTCAGAGTAGGAGAAAGCAGTAACAGGGATTGCAGTCGTGGTAGCAACCGTGTGTGCCGACATCAAGGCCGAGTCAATCAGACGATCCGTAGTGCCACTGTCCTTGCTGATGAACACAACAAGACTTGAAGCAGTGACCGTGGCCCGAGGGGTGGCAGTCAACTTGGTCAGGATGGCACCATCAGCACCAGCGGTCACGAGCAGGACAGTGTTGGTCGGGGTGTCACCAGCAATTGAACCAACTGCACCAGTGGCAACAGCCGTAGCCGTCTTGAGGGTTTGGGCGAAGGGGGCGGTAAATGTCTTGGCCATCTTGTGTCTCCTTTAGAAACAGAGTGCAGTTGCCTGCACCTGAGCCAGGGCAGTGTTGTTTGAGAAGGGCTCGGTAGCCACTGTACCAAAGCTTAGGTTTCCAGCACCATCCGTCTTCATGTACTGGTTTGCAGTTCCGTCAGCGACGGGCAGTGTAAAAGTACCGGCAAAATCGCCGAGCTCGTTCAACTCAGCCGCGCTTGCCGTCAGGTCGCTGATGTCCGCAACGACCAAAGTCCCGTCAGCGAAGGGGCTTCCGGTCGAGACGAAGTTTCCGAGGGTGCGGGCTTTGGTCATTTGCGTTCATCCGTTCAAAAGAGCGTTAGGCGAGAACCTTGTCCGCAGAAGCCTGAGAGATGATCCCGGCATCAATAAGCATGTCAAGGATCTCCGTGGTGTCGTCAACGCCGCGAGGAGAAGCAAGCTCCTGCTTCGCAGTGACAACCTCGGGAGAGGTGTCATTGTCCCACTTCACTTTCTCGCCCAAGGTAAGGTGCTGACGCACACTGGCGACATCCCAAGTACGAGGTGCGGGTTCCGAAGGAGCAGGAGGTTCGGGCTTCACGAGGGTACCATTGACCCACCCGTCCCCATTCACTGCGTCGTCAGGCACCAGCGTGTTGTAGAACTGGGCTACGTCAGGGTGATAGCAGGACACCGGGTCGCCATGGCAGATGTCTCTGATCTTGTCAGCTTCGATCCATGCGTACTTCATGATTAGTATCCCTCCGTCCAGAACAGAGCAACGCAGCCGTTACCGCCCGTCGAAGCCGCACCCGCGCCGCCACCGCCAAGACCACCTCGTCCTTGGTTCCCGCCGCCACCACCGCCAAAACCGCCGTTACCAGCAGTAGCACCGAACCCGCCACCACCGCCACCACCGATACCGCCGTTACCGCTCCCTACACTGCTGTTACCTCCACCGCCGCCGCCCGGACCACCATTTCCTGCTGAGGCCGCTGTCGCTGTGGTTCCGTCGTAGCCACCGCCGCCGCCCCCTGAGAGGGCACGGTAAACTGCGTCGATTAGCGTCTGTGGAGCTCCACCCCCATTCATCAAGACACTTCCATTCGAGCTGCTCCCACTAACCCCTAGACCGCCAAAAGGACCACCACCCACAGGTCGCGAAGAGGGGGATTGAGAACCGCCGCCGCCGTAACTAAAAGCACTGAAGATACCACCACCGCCCAAGGCGGAACCCGATGCACCGTTACCGCCCCAACCGCCTCCGCCTCCGCCGTTAGTGGTGCTACCTCCGCTCCCCCCAGTGCCGCCAGTTCCGTACCACGATCCTGACCCGCCGCCTCCGCCGCAGTTGCCACCCGTCGAAGCGCCCCCAGAGGCAGAGAATGCACCACGAAGCAGAGAGTTGGTTGTCCCTGTTCCTCCCGCCGCGCCAGAAGTGTTTGAAGTGCCAGCACCACCTGTAGCCGTTAGCAGTGTCCCAAAAGACGACGTTCCGCCAGAAGTTCCGCTGGTTGTCCCGCCTGCACCAATCGTAATGGTTGGCAACACCTGCCCCGGAGTAACGTCGATGATGCCGTAAGCAAATCCTCCGCCGCCACCCCCTGCGGCACTGGTAGCACCGGACCCACCACCTCCACCCCAGACAGCAACGCCCATCTGGTAGACGTTCAGGGGGACGGTCTCAGTCGAAGTGGTTGCAGTGATGAGTTTGTAGTTAGTCCACCGAGGAGGAGCTACCCGAGTGGCCTGATTAGGCGGAAGACCAAAGCCATATTGACCTTTATTCATTAGAAGTCACCTCCCAAGCCAATGACATTGATCCCGGTCTGAGCCACCGAAGTCGTCGCGCGGAGCGAGTGGCCCGAAGGGAGAACCAGTGGCATGATGTTGGCATGACTGTTGCTCGACAGCGAGGCGGTAAATGCCGGAGCCGTGGTGCTGGACGTAATGGGCAGGATGGGGACCTGCGTCCACAGATGGTAGTTGGTGCCGTCGTAGATGAACAGGTTCACAAGACCCGAGAGTGTCGTGGCAACACCCTGAATGTCGATGTAGTCGATACGAGTACCCGAGGAACCTGCCGTGACCACAGTGCCGACAGTCGAAGGAGCCGTCAGAGACGTATCTGCCGTGGTGAGAAGGGCTGCGCCAATCTTAGGTACAGCGGCGTATTGAGCTGAAGTAGCCATGGTTTTTCCTTAGATTAGAGCGATAGAATCAGACGGGACCGAGGATCCCGGGGGCGCATTGCCGCCAGTGGATTGTGTGACAAAACCCTGCGCGCCTCCGGGCGGCAGACTTGCGAGCGACAGGTTTCCAGCGCCGTCTGTTTTGAGGAACTGATCCGCGCTGCCGTCGGTCGTCGGGAGAGTAAACACCCCAAGAAAGCTGGACAGGTTTGAGTCATATGCCTGGACGTTGACACCAATAGCAACACCGAGGTTTGTCCGTGCGGTGGCGGTATTGTTCAAGTCCGAGAGGTTGTCCGCGATCTGAAGGAACAGCGAGTCCGCCTCAGCCTGCGTGTACGTGTTCGCGACAGTAACCGTGCCGTAGGCCACGATGTCAACAATGTCGCCCGCAGTAGCGCCGACGGCCAGAACCACCGAAGTCCCGTTGGTGGCGGTGTAGTCGGTGTAGTTGAGGCGCGAACCGTTGAGATACACTTCCAGCAGGCCGACAGTGTACGGAACACTGAACGTGGTCTGTCCGCTCGTGGCGGTGAAGGACGTGTCTTGGTAGATCGTGGGCTGAAGGTCCGCGGCAATCGCAGAGACGAACACCACCGCATCACCCGAGAGACTGATCGGGGATCCGGAGGCGCTGCTCTCAATGACCGTGCGAGAAAGCGTGGTCCCGGAAGCAGTGTACGTGCCGCTCCCGATTTCCCAGCTCGAACCACCATCTTCGATGACGTACCGAACAACGTCGCCGTCGCTCACCCCGGCAGCGCTGAAGCTCTGGTAGCCTTGGATGGCCGATCCAAGAGTAATCGTCCCCGTACCAGTGGTAGGGGTATCCATCTTGGCTCTGTTGACTAGAACGACCATTCTGGCACTCCGCTCTAGCTGTTAGGCGATTCGGATGATGGCGTTGCTTGCATCCGCAGTGGGGAACACGATCTGGAAGTCGCCGGAGGTCGAGGACTTGTCCGAGCCAAAGTCCAAGATGATCACCGACGGGTCGCCCGCTGCCGAGTCGTTGTAGATCATCGCACCGCGGGCCGTGATTGTGGCCGAGGTGAAGGTGATGTCCGCAAAGTCGGTCAGGGCAGTCGTGCCCGAGGTGGTCGGGGTGACGTTCGTCAGAGCGCCGCCGCCTGCAACGTAGGTGCCGGAGTTGGCAACTTCGTTTGTCAGCGTGTAGGCCGTCGTGGCAGCCGTGAACGAAGCGCTGTTGTCGTAGAGGGCCAGCTTAAACGTGTTGCCGGTGCTCGCAGTGAAGTTGTGCGTACCGGTCAAGAGCTCCCTCTTGAACGACGTGCACATGAAGTTGCCGGTGAAAGCCATGTTACAGTCTCCGTAAAAGCTGAGCCAACTCTGGGTGGCCTGCGTCATTCAAGGCATTATACACAGTTGTCCTATCGCTGTGAATAGCTTGCCTCATGTAATGTGCCACCAGGACCTCGAGCTGCTTTGAGAAGGCAGCCGCCTGATCTCGTATGGCGGGGTGGGCCCCTTCGGAGACAGAGATGATGCGCTTGACGCATTGCTCGGACAACTCTTCGGGGGTTAACCCGCGACGGTCTGTAGTGACCACCGATACAAGTTGTGCATCTTTGGGGACGTCTAGCTGCAGGTTGAACACTACTGTTTATCCCTGATAACCTTGCCGGTACGATACTCGTCCGTCGTTTCCTTTGCCTCGCCCAGCATCTTGATGCCGACAATCGCCTCTTGGAAGCGGCTGTTGTACGTAGACATCATGTCGGGATCGTCCTTCATGTAAACAGCCGCCTCGATCAGCGAACCGTACAGCAAGGAGATTTCCGCGTTCTCGCTGAGCCACGAGGTTTCGTTTTCCCCCATAGCCGTCAGGCTGCGCGGGCGGTAGAAGTAGTGAAGTTCCGCAGTGTACGCCGCATTTGGCGTCGGACCAAGCAAGAAGTTGGTCACGTCGAACTGGCAGTAGTACCGAGGCTCACCTGTGGTGGTCGGATCCGGAGTGTACGACTGCACAAAGCTCGGGTCCTTGAAGTCCACGAAGAACTTGTCGCCGTTGGCCCCCGTCATGCTCAGCGAAAACGGAGCCAAGAAATCCGACGGCACCGGCAGGTACTGGTTTCCAGCCCACGTGCTAGCCGTGGCATTCTTCCGGAACAGGCTGAGCTGCACACTCTTCAGGATGCGCTCTTCGGCCATGCGAATGAAGATCGGAAGGTTGTTCACGAACCCCGTCTCTTGGTATTCCGAGTAGTCGATGATTGCCTGTTTTAGCTGTGCGTATGTAAAGGCCATGTCAGCTCACCACTGTGACGGTGCCCACCGAACCGGTAGCCACGAGATTGTTCGGAGGGTTGATACCGTTGGTGGGAGGACCACCGACCGGGTTCCAACTCCACTGGATGTTCCGCTGCTCCGGAAGATCCTGTTCCGGGCGGGGATTCTGCAGCGCCTGTGGATCCGGACCGACCTTCGGAGGGTAAAGCTGCGGATGCTTAGGCTCGTACTCGTCTGGTCCCACCAAGGCACCAGTCCACTCCAGCTTCATGTCCCGAAGCCGGTAGCGCCGACCAGAGCGGTCGGAAAGTCCCCACGCCTTTTTGCCCGCTGCAAATGTCATCAGGTCCTCAGGTATTGAACGCTCGGTTGGAGCTTCAGAGGAACGCGATCACGATCCTCGTCCGACGCACGTTGGAACTCTTCGTCGTAGACAGCCTTCAAGATCTGCAGGCGGTCCGGAGCGCGCTTCATGGCCATGTAGTACGCCAAGCCAGCGACCATGCACGGATAGAACCGGAACGGAACGCCGCCAGTGTTGACCATGGCGTCTGCGTCCTCGAGCCGACGGACGTAGTAGTAGACGATCTGGTCGGTGGAGTTCTCCGGAGACTGCCAAAGGTTGATGACCGGCGAGATCTGGCGATTGAAGAAGAACTGGGACGGGCGACCTTGGTCCGTCTTGTTCGGGAAGTTGAAGTAGTCCGAGCGGCTGATGCGGTCCATCTCGTAGTCTGTGCCGTCGCGGCGCAGAACCATCTCGAGGATATCCACAACGTCGGACTCCAACGTGTAGGTCGCGGTCCCCTGCGTCAGGGTGATCGAAGCCTGCGTCACCGTCCAGAGGTTCAGGCCCCGGTTGGCCCACTCAGCAAACATCAGGTTGAGAGACCGACGAGCCGTACGGGCATCGTAGCCGGTGCGAACCTCAAGTCCGCACCGCTCGTAGGCCTCTTCGATCATCTCGGCCACGTCGATGTTAAAGTCTCTCGAACCAGATGTGGTCATTTTTTCTTCGCCGTTTTGGCCGATTCCTTAAACGCCTTAGAGGTGGGCGCGCCCTTGGAACCGGGCTTCCTCATCTTCTCGCCCGAGCCTTCAGCAATGCGCTTACGCTTGGCGTGGATGTTGGTGTAAAGTCCTGGCTTCCCGGGCATTACTTCATCTTCCCCATGGCCATCTGCTTGCGCGGACTGCACATGGACTGGTCCTTGCCCTTGACCATGCCGCCCTTCTTGTAGCCGGTCTTGACAGAACCGCCCATCTTCATGCCTTTGGATTTGCACCCAGCCATTGGAACCTCCGTGATCTGTTTCGACATATTACCACGCATCATAGCCATTGTCTTTATCCCCAAACCAGAGAGGCCAGAAAGGCAATAACGCCCATTAAGACGACCGCGAGCTGCAAGAAGAACGCAATGATACCCTTGAAGATCATCGAAGACATGTCCTTTATCGATACCTTCATCTCGGCCATATCAGCCTCAACGTGGGCAAGGTGGTTGTTCTCGAGGCGATCCAGAATCGCTTCGATCTTAACCAACCGCTTGTCGATGTCGTGGACCTCTTCTTCGATCTTGCTCATGTCAGCAGTCCCATGCTCGCAGGCTTTTGTTGATCCGGCTGTTCGGATCCCGCTTAGTTTTTTCGCTCGTGAGCTTCGCCTTCATCCCAGACATCCTGGCACAAAATGACGCGCGGCGGCCCTTGTCTTCCTTGGTTTTAGGGTTCGGAGCCGGGGGCTTCAAGTTCATCCCTTGCGCTTTTGCCGAAGCTCGGCCCTTGGCGTTTAGGCCGCCTTTTGGATCCTTCCCCGCCTTGCGGGTCCAAGCTGGTGTCTTTGCCATCAGAGCGGCCCTCCGTTGCGGACAAGGACAAGGATAAACAGCGACGAGGCTTCGTTGTTGTTCGAGCTGCCCTGAGCCGTGGCTTCAAGGGTTGTTTTCTCGGGGATCTGTATGGGGTACTCAAAGATGTAGTCCGCAACCCCGTTGTTCACCGTGGTGATTGCTGCGGTGCGGCGAACGCCGTCTGTGCCAATGCTCAGGAGGCGACCGCTGACTTGGGCCGAGCCTCCCGGCTGTCCGGCGGAAAACAATCCTTGCGAGACGTAGGCGGTGTGCCCTGCCGGAACCGTGTAGCTCCCGGTGATACGCTGGTTGTAGTCGAACTTGATGAGGTCGTAGACCGTGGCCGGGACACCGGCGGTGACGGTGCCCGTGCCAAAGTAAATGTCCCCGGCTGCCGACAGGCCAGAGCCCGCTGTGGCGACATAGGCGTTGTTGATGTGGAAAAAGGCCTGAGCCGTAAGCACCGCCGTCTGCCCGTTGAGGGTGACAATCTCACTGATCTCGTTGTAGTTGGCGTCAACCCCAGCCAAAAAGACTGTGCGAGCGCCCGTGCCATTAGCCGTGTCGTTGGCACTGCTGGATGAAACAGACATTTGCAAGGCCGCGGCAGGCAGGGGAAGTATCCCCGTGTACGGCCACACCGTAACACGAGCGGTATCTACGTCTGGGTTGTACCCAAACACAGCAACGCTTCGATGCCCCGGGATTTGCCCCCGGCCAACCTGCAGTTCAAACGGCTCTACCGTGCCGACCTGTGAGATGGAGCGGATGTCTGTCACAGGCATCGCCAGACCTCAGGACCAGAAGACAGTTGCCGCAGTGACGTTGGTCGCAGCCGACACATAGATGTCGGAGGTGGCAAGAATGCCATCGTCCGGGATATCGATGGTCGAGAAGCTGTTCGACGCCAAGTCAACATCCAGAAGCGTGGAGCCCCCGTTGCCGTCCGTGATTGTCACCCGACCCGCGCCAGCGCTGCTGACGAGCACGGTGATGTGCCGAATGCGGGCCCGTCCGACGCTGAGCGCGCCGGTGCCGGTAACCCGCTTTGTCTTTATATCAGAGCCAGCCATGCGGGCCTCCTATTAGCTGAGGGCTGCGCCGACAGCGGTGACCCAAGCGGAGCCGGTCGAGACGACGATGCAGTACTCGTTGTTGCCAGCGCCGTTGTCGCTGATCAGGCGGACCTGACCGGCGTTAGCGGCAGCAGCCGTCGGAAGCGAAGCCGTGGTTTGAGCGGTGAGCGAGACAAAGCTGCCTGCGCCAACGATGAAGCCGTTGGTCGAAGTCACTGGTCCCGAAAAAGTTGTGGAAGCCATGGTCGTACCCTTTGCACAAGGATTTGCTCTGCAGTCTGTGCAATGTCAGGAGGGCGGATACCTGTCTGCAAAGCTCTATTTTTGCCCTGCCTGCAGTCTATAACAAGGCTCAAACAAAAGAAAGGGGCGATCCGAAGACCGCCCCAGTCGAAAGCCCTCAGGGAGAGGAGTAGGGCTTATGCTGCACCCGGCGAACCGAACACCGCACGCGGGTCCGAGAAGCCGAAGGAGTAACGCTCACGAGCCTTGAAGCGCATGTTGCCGGTGTCGAAGTCGGCTTCCATGTTCGTCGAGAGCGGGGTGCGCTCGAAGTGGACGAAGCCACGAGGAGCGTCCGTCTTAACGAACCATGCGTCAGGATCGGTGAGGAAGTCGTTGACGGTGTAGCCGTCCGGCAGCAAGCCCATGCTGCGGATAGCGTTCACGTCATTGTCAGCGGTGCCAACGCGGAGGTTGGAGACCATCAGACGCTCAGCCACAAACTGGAGCTGGCGCGGAATGATGAGCTTCATACCACGGAGGGCAACCTTCAGACCACGCTCGTCCACGAAACCGGCGATGGCGATGAGTGCATCTTCCAACGAGGTTTCGTTCAGGTCGGCAGCCACGGTCGGTTCGTTCTGGAACGAGCCGCCATTGGTCAGCGGGTGGTCGTCGGCGCAGAGTGCTTTGCCGTCGCCGCCTGCAAAAGCACCTGCCGAGAACGCGTTGTTCAGGACGGCAGCAGCTTTGACCTGCTTGGTGTGAGCCATCGAGCGGGCGAGGGCCTTCGTGTAACGGCTGCCGAGGCGGTCGTACAGGTTGTCCTCGATTGCTTCCTCGGTGATCGAGAAGGCAAGCGCGATGGTTTCGTGGTTGTACCGAGCGGTGTAGGCTTCGTTGGCATCGTCGTAGTTGATGCCAGCACCTTCCGATTTAGTCGGTGCTGATCCGAACCCGGACAGCATGACTTCCTCTTCGAATGCACGATCCGAGGACTCGGTGACATAGATTTCGGAGTGCTGGTTTTCGTAACGAGCATACTCCATGCCGAAGAGGGCGTTAAGACCCGGCTCCAGCTCTTTCGCAAGTTGTGCGCGCGAGATAGCCATGTTTCAGCCCTCCTTAAACGCCGGTCGTCGAAACAGTGCCAGCCGCAATCGAGCCATTCGGCGCGTTGAAGCTGTTGTTCAGACGTACGATTACCGGGATACCAGCCGCAGTGAAGTCCTGGTTGTCCACATCATTCTGAATGCCGATGATGCGGAGCTGCAGGGCTGCAGTGGTGTTGATGGTGCTGACGGCGAGTTTGCCCGACGAGATGCCGGAGATGGCCGACCCGGAGGTCGCGGTGGCAAAGTTCGCGTTAGCAAAGACGTGGCCTTGAGCCGTCGCCGCGTTGGTGAGCGAGGCATCTGCCGCGATCACATACGTCTGGTTCGGGTTGTCATAGACATACGCCTTGACCGGGAAGGTCGAGTCTGCACCCGAGCCCGGCCAGTAGTTCGACCAGACCGTTTTACCGGTGGTGGACGAAACGTATTCACAGCCCCAGAACACACCCAAGAGACTCACAGTGCCGCCGTTTGCGTTGCCCACGATGTCGACGAAGCCGGTCGACAGCGGGATAACAGGCGAACCCTGATAGATCGCGTTGGTGTTGTTCGAGGCAATACGGTATTCGGTCACGCCGGTGGTGTTGGCACCTTGGCCGTTAACACCAACGGGGCGAAGACCGAAGGCAACATTTGAGTTTGCCATGGTATTGCTCCTTCAAGCAGGTTATTCGGAGTCGCGAGCGCGACCTCCGAAGGATACACGACTTTGCCGACTATTGGAAATCGGCATAGAAGGATGTTGATCCTTCATAAGATCCTGA